GAGGAACTGAAATTACAACACTTCCCGGTGGACAAAATCTTGGAGAACTTACTGATATTGAATATTTCAAAAAGAAACTTTATCGTTCACTAAATGTTCCACCATCAAGAATGGATGGTGAAGGTGGGTTTAATCTTGGTCGTTCATCTGAAATTTTAAGAGATGAACTCAAATTTACTAAGTTTGTTGGAAGATTGAGAAAGAGATTTTCAAATATGTTCCACGATATGCTTAGAACTCAACTGATTCTAAAAAATGTTGTGACACCAGAAGATTGGGAAATAATGAGTGAGCATATTCAATATGACTTCCTCTATGATAATCACTTTTCAGAACTCAAGGATGCTGAACTTCTGAACGAAAGATTAACAATGGTCGCATCTGCTGAACCATATGTTGGTCGATATTTCTCACAAGATTATGTGAGACGCAAAATTCTAAGGCAAACTGATATAGAAATCTTAGAACAGAATGCTTTAATTGAAAAAGAAATTAAAGATGGCATTATTCCTGATCCAAATGCACCAGTTGATTCTACAGAAGGTTTACCATTAGAAGCAGGCCAAGCTCCTATGGATTTGGGAAAACCAGTAATGGAACCTGATTTAGAATCTCAAGGTGCTGCAACTGAAGTATCAGGGAAATCGGCAGAAATGCCCAAGAGTGCCACGATATAAATAAAGAGAAACTACTTAATCAAAAGATATGGATGACCTTTTGGATATGATTATTTCTGACGAATCACCATCTCAAGTCAGTGATAAAATCAAAGAATTACTTTTTGCAAAATCAGCAGAAAAGATTGATGCTTTTAGACCAGAAGTTGCCAACACAGTATTTGGTAAAAATGAGAGTGAAGAAGAGGAAGAAGAGCAAACGGAAGAATAATGAATAATGTCAGATCTCTTGGACTTTTTTCAGTGGAGAGAGATTTGTTAATTAATAAATAACTAAAAGTGTATCCAATAAAATAATGGCTCATAGATCAGTCGGGGCAGGGTCCTCAATCGCAATTAATGTAACTTCTGCTCAATCATCTGCTTTTTCAGTTCAATCAAATGTTTTGAGAGTTGTTCCTGTAGGGGCTGGTGCTCACATTGCAATTGGAACTAATCCAACTGCTGCAACCACTGATTATTATGTTCCCAATGGAAAAGAAGCAACTTTGTCCTTAACAAAAGCATCTAATAGAATTGTTGGAATTACAACAGGAACAACAACCATTGTGACTTTTGCAGAGGGAACTCAATGTCCTTTTGGAGTTGGTGATTGTGTAACTTTGTCTGGAGCACAAGGTTTTTACAACGATTTACTTACTCACCAAACTGTTATTTCTGTAGATACATCTTCTGGTGTTAATGGTTTTCATCAAACTAGATGCACAATAGGAAAAGATACAAGTGGGATTTCAACTGCATTCTCTGGAGAAAATGCAAATTTGAAAAGTTCCCTCAAAATTGCAGCAAGAACAGATACTGGAAATGCTGTTTTGCATTTACAACAAGTACAAATTTCAGGGCAAGCATGATGAAACTAATCACCGAAGAAATTGAAGCAGTAGAAGTTATTACCGAAAGTATAAATGGTAAAAAAACTTTGTATATTCAAGGACCTTTCTTACAAACTGAAGTTGTAAATAGAAATGGTAGAATGTATCGTTTACCTGTTATGGAAAGAGAGGTAAAAAGATACACAGAACAATATGTTAATAAAGGTCGTGCTCTCGGTGAGCTAGGACACCCTGATGGACCTACTGTAAATCTAGACAGAGTTTCGCATAAAATTGTTTCTCTTCAAAAAGAAGGAAATAATTTTATTGGTAAAGCACAAATTCTTTCAACTCCGATGGGTAAAATTGCAGAGTCACTTTTAAAAGAGGGAGTAACTCTTGGGGTTTCTTCTCGTGGCATTGGTTCTGTTTGTCAAAATAAAGAAGGATATACAGAAGTTGGTGAAGATTTCATGCTTGCAACGGCTGCTGATATTGTTGCAGATCCTTCAGCACCTGATGCTTTTGTTCATGGAATTATGGAGGGTAAAGAATGGATTTGGGATGGTGGAATTCTAAGAGAAAAAGAAGTAGAACAAACTTATAAGAGAATTAATACTCTTGTAGATGAAAAAATTCTTGAAGACTATAAACTCAGTCTTTTCAATGAATTTCTTACAAATTTATAATTTATAAATAAATATAGATTTACTACAGGAAAATCGGAGAGTTCAAATGTCTCGTGGCAAACAATTACAAGAGATGGAAGCAGGCACTAAGCAATCCAGGACCGCTGTAAACGCTAACGCAAAACCAGCAGATCCAATGGATACTTCGGTCGCTGGATCATATGAAGATCTCGGCGGTCCTACACCAGAAAACTATAGACCAGATGATGATTCAGCAAAGTTGAAAACACCTGGAACTACTTTAAAGCAGGTAAAAGATGCAGTTAATAAGAACGCAAAATCTGCTGAAGATCCAAAGGCAATGAAGGAAGAAGAAGAACTCGATGATGAAGAATTTATCTCTGAAGAAGAGGATGAAGAAAAGGAAGTAGAAGAGACTGAAGAAGTTGAAGAAAGTGAAGATAACGAAGAAGAGGAAGAAGTTGTCGAAGAAGAGTTTGATATCGAAGAAGATGTCAATGCTCTCCTTGCGGGTGAGGAACTTTCCGAAGAATTTCAAGAAAAAGCACGCACTATTTTCGAAGCTGCCCTTCGTTCAAAAGTTTCTGATATTAGAGAAGCTCTTGAAGAACAGTATGTAGAAAGACTTGCTGAAGAAGTTTCGGAAATTAAGTCCGAACTCTGCGAAAGAGTTGATGCATACCTTGAGTATGTGTCTGAAGAATGGTTCACTGAGAACCAACTTTCCATTCAAAAAGGTCTGAAGGAAGAGCTGAGCGAATCCTTCATGACTGGTCTGAAGGGACTTTTTGAAGAACATTATGTAACAATCCCTGAAGATAAATATGATGTGCTTGAAAGTATGGTAGAAAAACTTGATGAAATGGAAACAAAACTCAACGAGCAAATTGAGAAAAATGTTTCACTCAACAAACGTCTCGCAGAGTCGGTTGCTGATGGAATCTTAGATCAAGTTTCTGAGGGCCTTGCTGCTACTCAGAAAGAGAAGCTCGCTTCACTTGCCGAAAGTGTTGAGTTTGAAAGTGACGAAGAATATCGTGAAAAACTGGAGACTTTGAAGGAAGCATATTTTCCTTCAAGAGTAGTAGCTCCAAAAGCTAAACCAGAATCACTATCAGAGCAAGTTGATAGTTCACCAGAGCAAATCTCTGGAACAATGAGCGCATATCTGAAAATGATGTCTGCAATTAGCAAAAGCTGAATTTAACATAAAATCAAACCAAAAAACACACTTTAGTAAAAGGTAAACGCAAATGTTCCATTCCGAGCATCTGCAGGAAAAGTGGGCACCTCTCCTCAACTATGAGGGTCTTGATCCAATCAAAGATTCACACAGAAGAGCAGTAACCGCAGTCCTGCTAGAAAACCAAGAAAAATTCCTTCGTGAACAGTCTGCATTTGAGCAGTCTGGTTCATTTCTAACCGAAGCACCAGTTAATGCTGTTGGCAGTGGTGGTTTCACCAATGCCGCGGGCACCGGTCCTACCGCAGGTTTTGACCCCGTTCTGATTTCACTAATCAGACGATCAATGCCTAACTTGGTTGCATATGACCTGGCTGGTGTTCAACCAATGAGTGGTCCTACTGGACTTATCTTCGCAATGCGTTCTAAGTATGCCCTTCAAAACGGAACCGAGGCATTCTTCAACGAACCCGATACTGCGTTCTCGGGTCAAGATGCTGGATTTGATGAAACTGCAGGTTTCACTAGTGGTTCTGTTGGTATGGGTACTACTGCCCAGCAAGGACTTAACCCAGGTGCCCTAAACCCTTCAACTAGTGCTACTCAAGTTGCATATAACGTTGGACAGGGATTAGCAACAGCCGATGCAGAAAATCTTGATGGCACCGGTAGTGATGCCTTCAACCAGATGGCTTTCTCAATTGAGAAAATCACTGTTACTGCAAAGTCCAGAGCACTGAAAGCTGAGTATTCATTAGAACTTGCACAAGATCTCAAGGCAATCCACGGTCTGAATGCTGAAGCAGAACTCGCAAATATTCTCTCAACAGAGATTCTTGCTGAGATTAACCGTGAAATCATTCGTACTATCTACAAGACTGCTGAAACTGGTGCAGTTCAAAATACTGCAACTGCTGGTATTTTTGACCTTGATGTTGATTCCAACGGTCGTTGGTCTGTTGAGAAGTTTAAGGGTCTTCTGTTCCAGATTGAGCGTGATGCTAATGCAATTGCTCAGAGAACACGTCGTGGAAAGGGCAACATCATCATGTGCTCTGCTGACGTTGCTTCAGCACTGACCATGGCTGGTGTTCTCGATTACACCCCTGCACTAAATGCAAACCTAAGTGTTGATGATACTGGCAACACCTTTGCCGGTACTCTCCTCGGTAAGTTCCGTGTATATATCGACCCATATGCTGCTAACCTGACTTCTGCTAACGCAACTCCAGGTAACCAGTACTATGTTGTTGGTTATAAAGGAACTTCACCTTATGATGCTGGTCTGTTCTATTGCCCATATGTACCTCTCCAGATGGTACGTGCGGTTGGTGAGAATAGCTTCCAACCCAAGATCGGCTTTAAGACCCGTTATGGTATCGTTGCTAACCCATTCTCACAAGGAACCAGCACCCTTACCTCACCTGGTCTTGATGTCAATAGCAACCGTTACTACAGAAGAGTTTC